TAGTCGGCAGACCGGGTCAGCACGAAGGGCGGCTTCTCGGCCGCGCGCCGGTGCTTGTTCACCGCGACGATCAGCCCGCTAAGCCCGGTCGCAACTGGCACGACCACCTTGTGCTCGGCGGCGTAGACCTCGATGCGCTTGAGGTTCGCCGGCTCGCGAGTCTCGGGCTTGAGCCGCAGCGCCGCGCGGGCGTGGTGCTCGGGGCAGTAGTTCTTGCCCTTCGCGACGTGCTCGCCGCATAAGTGGAAGCCTTTCGTGCCGGGCTCGCCGATCGGCCAGCAGCAGGCAAACCGGCTGCCCGGCTCGGGGCGCTCGGCCGGCGGCGGGGCAGGGCGGGGCGCTGGCGGCGGCGCAGGTATGGGCGCGGGGGCAGGGCCCGCCTCGCCCAGCGCCGGCAGCGGGGCGGCCAGGGAGGGCAGCGTGGGGCCGGTCACCCGCCGCACCTGGGCGGGCTTCGGCTGGGCGCCCGGCGTGTGCCGCCGGATCGGCGATGCGCGGCCTGGCAGGTTCATCCGGTGCGCCTTGGCCACCACGGCGTTCTTCGTGATGCCGCCCAGGCGCCGGCCGATCTCGGCTGTGGAGTGTCCCTCGGCCCACAGCACTTCCAGCCGGGCCTTCAGCTCATCCGGCCACTCCTTCGATGGGTCACTCATTGTCGGGCTCGTCCTTTCCGAAATCGACCGGGCGCCAGTCGGGCAGCTTGCCGGCGATGTAGTCGCGCAGCGCAGCCACCCCGGTGGGCACCTTCTGCCCGGGCTGGCGCTGCACCAGCCGGGCGGCGTCGCGCAGCAGCGCGCCGGTGCATTGCGCCAAGAAGTCGGGAGTGTCGCACCGCGGCAGGAAGCGAGCGGCATCGAGGCTGTGCGCAATCTCGTCGGCGATCGGCCCGCTGGACGCGATCTTCGGAGCGGGAAAGATCAGCATGGTGGCAATGGCTTCGGTGGCGATGCGCACCAGCCGCAGCGGATCCGGCTCGCCGCCATCCGGGGTGGCGTCGGCGATGGCTTCGACGGCGGCGAATTTGTCGGCAGCACCCGGCACGACGTTGGACGCAGCCAGGCACTCCAGCAGCACCCGCAGCAGGACCGGAATGGTGTCCTCGGTGGGATAGTCGTGCAGGTTCGCCAGGGCTTCGCGCAGCGCCTGGTGCTTCATCTGGGCGGCCATCTGCAAGCCAGCGTCGGTGATGAGCCGCGTCGGTCCGCTCATCCCAGGCGCATCGCTGCGCGAGACAGCGGGTTCCTGCGACCGCTGTTCCGGCACGCGGTAGATCCACGCGCCGGCCTCGCCGGTTGGTTTGAGCGCCACCACGAACCGCTGGTCGGCAGGCAGAGCCGGCACCTCCTTCGGCACCTTGTCCATCCAGCGAATCGGCAGCCATTCGCGCGGCACTGCCGGCGCCAAGGTGCCAGGCGGATAGTCGAACACGGCTGCCTGCCCGTGCCACTCGACCAAAGCTGCCAGCGCCGCGCGCTGAGCCGCCATGAACCCCTCGACGTTGGTCGTGGTCCATTCCTCCCGGCTGCCGGGCTCCGCGAAGAAGTCGCGCTCGAAGTCGATGCCGGCGGTCTTGACGTCGAACACCGCCCATGCACGCGGCAGCCGGTTCACCCGGCACCCCGCGGCCAGCGTCTGCCAGTGCAAGGTGCGGTTCTGGCCCTTCCCCTGCCACGCGGCCTTCATCGCCTCAATCTGGCGATCGTGGTCGGCCCGCGCGATATCGCGCAGGATCCACATGCCGGGGATTTCCTCCTCCTCCTGCATGGCCTCCAGCACCTTGGGATGGATGGCCGCCAGCAGTCGCATCTGCTGCGCCTCGCGTGCGTCCAGCCCGAGCGTGGCAGCAGCCGACTTGAAGGACGCGCCCCCGGCGAGCAGCGTGTCGACGCTGCGCCAGGTGTCGAGCGGATGCATCTCCGTCCGCAGCGTGTTCTCCATCAGGGACAGCCGGTCGAGCTCGGCAGGCGCAGCCTCCACCCGGATGGCAGGCACGACGAAGTCGGGATGCACCGCCTGCGCGGCGCTGACGCGCTGCCAGCCGGCCAGCACGCCCCACGTCCCGTCCTCCATCGGAGCCAAGGTGATCGGGGTTTGCACACCGATTTCGCGCACCGACGCGCGCAGGGCTGCCGTCTCGCTGTCGGTGGGCGGCACGCGGCGAGCGTTGCGCGGGTGCCGAACCAGTCCGGTCACTGCCACCATCTCGACCGGGGTCCGTGTGGCTACGACCGGCGGTGTAGGGGCGACGGAGGAAGCCGCCGTGATGCGCTTCGCCATGTCAGCCTCCTGCCTTCGGGGTCAGCGCAGCGCGTCGAGCCGCGGCATAGGCCAGCACCCTGGCGTGCTCGTCGGGGTCGGCCTCCTTGATCTGCCGCAGCTTCACGCCGGTGGCCGCGTTGTTCGCCAGAGCGTTCAGGTCGTGCATGGTCTTGCACGCGTCCATGTCGTCGATCAGGGACTGCGCGTTCCGACCCCACATCGCAGGCGGCAGCGGCTCACCGGTCAGCAGCGCGCCACCCTGCGATCCATCCGCATCCGGGGGAGCATCGGAAGCAGCAGCAGTAGTTGGCGCCGGCGCCACAGGCTCGGCAGCGGGAGGCGGCTTATCAGTGCCCAGCGCCGTCGCGCGGTCTGCCACGATCTTCTCTGCGGCGCGGCGCGTCACCTGCGACAGCCCGATGATGATTGGCCTCTGCAGAGCCGACCATTCGTCGAAGGACTCCGAGTTCTGCGCGGCAGCGGCCGTCCGCAGCGCATCAAGATACCCCTTCAAGTCGGGCCGACCATTGGTGGTCGCCACCACCACCGCGGTCAGCACGTTGGACGGCTGCGTCGGTGCCAGCGACGACTCCTGCGGCTCCTGCTTCGCGTGCAGAGCGGTCAGGATCTCCTGTGCCCGCCGCGATGCGCCGAAGGCTTCGGAAAGCGCGTCGGCATTGTGCTCGCCCAGCGCGTGGCGATGATCGGCTGCCGTCCCGTGCCAGAGCGTGGTGTACGCCATCGCGAACGCCACCGGATCCGTGAAAAACCCCCCGTCGCCCGCATCCTCGTGGATCTCGCCTGCGGCATCCGCCAGGTGCGCGGAGAATGCCGGCTCCGCGGGCGTGGGTGCGGGCGTGGCCGGCGTGGGGCCCGTGGGAGCAGGCGACGCCGGGGGGGGCTTTGTCTCGCGCTGTGCGGGCGCCTGGCGCGCGGGACGAGCCGCGGCCGGCTGCTCGCCGGGAAGAGGGGCCACCGGACCGCCGTCGTCCTCGTCGTCGCGCTGGCGCTCGCCGTGCGCCGCGCCGGGCTCCGCGCGCGGCTCGTGCAGCGGCGGCAGGTCTTCCTCCAGCGGGTTGACGTTCCCCTCGATCACCGGGCCGAAGTCGATCAGGTTCTTGTCCTGCGCGTCCTCCAGGCGGGTCACCGCCGCCATCTCGACGGTCTTCGGCAGCCACTTGAAGCCATGCCGCACCGCCGTCTTCTGGCCCATGGCGATGAAGTGCTTCACCCACGGAGCCTCGGTGTAGCTGGCCGGAATGCGCCAGCCCTCCTTCTCCGCGCGCTCCTTGGCCGCCAGCGCAGCCTGGTATCCCTGGCTGCCGTTGCGGATCTGGATGACCTTCGCTGTCGGGAGAACCTCGAACGCCTGGCCGCCCTGCAACTTCGAATACATGTAGAAATAGCGCGGCGAGTCGCCCTCGGCGTGCAGCCCCTTCGGCCGGTGCTGAAGGTGCTCGTTGGAGCCGTACTCGAAGCTGAAGTCGTCGCCCTCATAGACCGCGTGCGCCGCGATGCTCTGGACGCGCGGGTTGCGGAAGGCGAGATCCAGGTATCCCTGGTAGCCGATGATCAGCTGCAGATCGTAGCCGTCGTCGACCATCTGGCGCGCAGCCTTGTCGTAGCGCCGCCGCTTGAACGGGATCATGTAGGCCTGCCCGAGTGGCGTGTTGGGCTCGAGGCCCAGGAACGTGCACGTCATGAAGGTGCCGAGCACGCTCATCAGATTGCACTCGTTGAAGGCGGGGTTGTTCCGGGCGGCCTGCCGGAACGTCGCCATCAGGCGCTGGCTGGTCATGTGCGACGGCGCCGCGTCGGCGACCGCGCGCTGGAACTGCGCGGTCTGCAACGCATCGGCGATGGTCTTGCAGTCGGCCAGCCGCATGCTCGTGGCGCGGCTCGGCGGCTGCGGAGGGGATGTGGAAGCGTCGGTCACGTCGTGGGTGCTCCTTGTGCGCCAATGGCGCGGTTCAGCGGATGGACGCCTTGATCTCGCGGTAGAACTCGACGCCGGGGATCGGCTGTTCGCCCGCGTCGATGCGCGGGTCGGTCTTGGCCGTCGCCAGCAGCACGGGCTCGTTCACCGCCAGGTACTGCGCAGGCACCTTGGTGATGTCGATCACCCGCACCTTCCAGGGGCCGCGGCGCGTGCCGACCGTGGTGCCGTAGTCGCTGCGCACCTGGACCGGAGGCGGCGGCGCGGCCTCGACGGCAGCCGCCTGCGCCTCGGCTTCCAGCGCAGCGTCCATCAGCCGGCTGCTCTGCTGCCGCTCGGCTTCCTCGGCCAGACGCTGCGCCTCGGCACGCTGGCGCGCCGCCGCCGCCGCAGCCGCTGCAGCCTCCTGGCGCTGCTTCTCGCGCACGTAGGCATCCGCCTTCTTGCCGACCGCCGTCTTGGCCGCATCGATCGGGTCGGAGAGGTCGCGCTTGAAGAAGCCGTCGATGGTGCGCTGGGCGTCGAGGACCGGCTTCTTGATCGCCACGCGACGCGCGTCGATCGCCTGCAGGTGAGCGGACAGCTGGCGCGAGAAATCGCCCGCCCGGGCCAGAGTGTCGTCCGTGGTGATGCCGTCCTTCGTGGCATCCTGGAACCGGCCGAAGGCAGCGACCAACTCCTCGGTGCGCGCGAACAGCGCGGCGGTGTCGGCCTGAAGATCGGCCAGCAGCTGGTCCGCATTCAGGACAAGGCTCAGGTCCAGCGGACCCTGATTGTGGCCGGGACCGGGGGGCGCGGCGACGGTGGTGGCGTCAGCCATTGGTGGTGTCTCCTTCGGGAGTGGGGGATGGCGGGGGAGGGGCAACCGGCTCCAACGCCGGCTGCTGCGGCACCCAGTCGAACGGGATCGACGCGGCTTCGCGGATCCGTCGCGCCAGGATGGCGAGGTCGGCCTCGTGCTGCGCGCGCAACACCTGCACGATCACGCGCATGGTGTAGTGCTTGCCGGCCACGTGGACCGTGACCTGGATCGAGGGGATCGGATGCGCGTTCAACGCATCAAGCTGTGCGACCACCTCGCGGTAGGTCGCGATCGACCTGGCCAATTCGCCGTTGCGGTTGGCGATGTGGTCCAGCAAGTCCTCGTTGAGTTCCGTCATGGTGGTCCTTTCGTGGGTCAGAAGGCAGGCGGCAGCGCGCCCAGGCGGATCGGCCGCTCGGGGTTGGCTTCGGGGTTGTCGGGGGAGTGCACGCGCGCCCAGGCGGCGCGCTCGACCAGGAAGGCATGCTCGCTGGCGTCGATGCGGATGCCGTAGTGCCAGATGCGGAACACGCCCTCGGCGAGAGCCGGATCAGGGTGCCCGTCGGCCGCTTTGCCGTTGATGGTCGCGATCCAGCGGCCGGCGTCGTCGCGGTGGATCTCGGCCGCCACGAAAGGCCCCCCGCGCACCAGGCGCAGCTTGAACAATCCTGGCTCGGGCTGGTCGACGCGACGCGGCGTCTGGTGCCGATCGTGCGCCATCAGCGGATCGCTCCCAAGCCATGCAGAGCCGCGATCGCGATCGCCGCCAGCACCGCGCCTGCCACCATCTGTCCAGCCACTTGCCAGAAGCGACGCCGCCTTGGCACGGTTGGCGATGAGATGCGCTGATGCTGTGTCATGGTGGAATCCAGGGTTGATATGGCCACGATAAAGCACCTATAAAACCTCGCGCAAGTCGAAATCTTAAAAACTGCGAGGCAGGTATCGTGGCGCGGAATCGCAAAACCAGTGCGGCAACAGCCGATGCGGCCCCGACGAAGAACCGGGGCGGCAGGCCGAAGCGCGAGCGCAGTGATCCTGGATTGGCCGCGGCGATCGAAGCGGCTGGCGGCATCGGAATCCTGGCTGCGATTGCCGGCGTGACGACGGGCGCGGTGTCGATCTGGCGACGCGTCCCGAAGAAGGCGGTCGCCGCGATTTCGGATCGGCTGCAGATCCCGGCCAGCACGCTGCGGCCGGATCTGTATGGCCAGCCGCCACAGGACAACACCGCGTTCTGACTTCGAGGGCGGCATTGCGTCGCTCATCATGGGAGAGCCACATGGCACAGCGTCTTGATCACAACGAGTCGGGCGGCATGTCGCCCTCGGCATTCCTGGACCACTACCGAAGGATCCGCGCCGCGCGCACGCCGATGGAGTCCGCGGTCGGCGTGTACCGCAAGGCGGTGCAGACCGCGAAGAATGCCGGCATGGACACCTTCGCGCTGTCCATGCTCGAAAAACTGTCGAAGCTGGGCGAAGAGCAGGCGGCGCTCCACATTCGCAACCTGTTTCGCATGGCTGACTGGACCGGCATGAACGTCGGCCAGAAGCAGATGGAGCTCTTCACCTCCACCGAAGAGCAGGCACCCGACGAGCAAGCGACGGGGTTGTTTGCCGAGCAGCTGGCAGAGGAGAACGGCTACAAGGCTGGGCGCGCGCGCGACCGGGCCGACACGAACCCGCATGAGGCAGGCTCCGCACAGCACGCCGCATGGGGCCGTGGCTGGCACAAAGGACAAGCCGAAGAAGTGATGACCACCTTCGGTCGGGACCGAGCGCCTCGAACCGCCACGCGCCGCGGGCGGAACCCGGCCGCGCAGACGCGCGAGGCACTTCCCGCGGAATCCGATGCCGCCGTGGATGGGACGGAAGCATCGGACGCGGCTGGTGACGAGACCAACAACGTCGTGCCGATTGGAGCATCGCGTGGCCGGCGGCGGGTCACCAAGCCGCTCACTGCCAAGCAGCGGAAGGAAGCTGCGGCGGCGGCTGAGCGGCTGACCGGCACTCCGACTGTCGAAAGCGGAAAGCCGGTTTTCTGATGAGCGAACAGGGGGGCATTCTGGCGCTGGATCTGTCGCTTTCGACGGGCTGGGCGTATGGCGGTCTGCGCGTCAACGCCCCCCTGATCGGTCGGTGGTTTCTGAATGGTGGGGTCCGTGACATGGGGCAGTCGTGGGTGGACCTGCAGAACCGCCTCGAGGACTTCATCACGCTGCAGAAGCCGTCCCTGATCGTCTACGCATTGCCGTATGCGAAGGTCCAGACGACCGCCAGGCTAGGCCTCGGGCTGGCGGCTCACGCGGAGTCGTCGTGCTGGCGCTTGGAGGTCCAGGTGCGCGAGATCCCGGAAGGCACTGCTCGCAAGCATGTCCTCGGCCGGGGTGGATTCGCTGAGCGCGACGATCGAAAGCAGATCATCAAAGGATCGGCACGCAAGAATGCCAAGGCTGCCAGCATGGCCTGGTGCGAAGGCAAAGGCTGGCCCGTCCGCGATGACAACGAATCCGACGCGTGCGTGTTATGGGAATTCGCACGTCGGTTCGTCCTGAGCCGGCAGCAGTGGAGCCAGTTGGTGTGAGCGTGGACCAACCGACCCGCATGTTGGCGGGTCCAGCGGCAATCGATATGAGCGGCGCCGTGCTGGCGCACTGGACGGTGCTGGAGCAAACGTGGTCGCGGCGATCGCGGGCCCACTGGCTTTGCCAATGCACGTGCGGCGCGAAGCAGACCATTGGCGGGACGGAGTTGCGCGCGATGGAGCGCCGGGGCCCGGTTCCCTGCCGGTCTTGCAGCGCCGGCAGGCCCCCCTTGCCCGAACCTGCGCCGTGAGCACCTCCGACACGGTCGTTCCATTCCCCGGCGCCAGCACGCGCCAAGCGGCGCAGCGTCGGCTGGAAGAGGCGCGCGAGCAGCACCTGGCCGCCTTGGAGGCATGGCTGCGTGAGGACGTCCCGCGGCGCGACGATGCAGAGCTCGAGGTGGAGGTGTTCTCGGCCACAGCGCGCCAGCTGGTGCTGCGGCACACCCGGGGCGACAACTAAAAAACCCGTGGCGTCGTCCCAGCGGTGCGGTCTATGGTCCCGCGATTCCAGCGCGGGAGGTCCATCGTGGCTGACAACGTAGTGCTGCTGCGTCCGAAGGATCGGGGCGCCGCAGATCCGTACGCTGAACTGCAGAGGCGGCGCACGGAGATGATCAATGCCTGGACGGCTTGGTTGGCAACCAATCCCGATGGCGGCGGGGTGCTGCAGGAGATCGACGGCACCAGCGGCGCCATGCGCTCTCTGGCCGATCTGATGGCAATACAGACGGCACCACGCGGATGAGCGCGTCACGCGGCACGCCTCCGGGCCAATCGCTGTCGGGGCTGGCGCTGCGCCTGCCGCCGCAGAACCTTCAGGCAGAGCAAGCACTGCTCGGCGCCATCATGGCCAACAACAAGGCATTCCACGCGGTGGCGGATTTCCTGCGCGCGGAACACTTCGCGGATCCGGTGCATGCCACGCTCTACCGCGCGCTGTCCGACAAGATCACTGGCGGGGGCATTGGCGATGCGGTGTGGCTGGCCGCGCGCTTCGCCAACTCCCCGGTGCTGGAGGACGTCGGCGGCGCCGGCTACATCGCGCAGCTTCTGTCGTCCATGGTCGGCATCATCAACGCCGCGGACTACGGGCGCGTGATCGCGGACGCCTGGTCCCGGCGCGAGCTGATCGCGGTGGGCGAGGATCTGGTCAACCACGCATTTGACGGCGGATGCGAGGTGGCGGGTTTGGTCGACGACGCCATCAAGGGGATCGAGGCGTCCACGGTCAGCAGCACCACGCGCCAGCCTATGGTCTCCATGAACGACGCGATGGACGAGGCGATCGCGCGGGCAGAGCGGGCAGCCAGCGGCCGCGGGCGTGGCGGCACGATGACGGGGTTCCCATCCCTGGATCGGGTCTACAACGGCATGCTGCCTGGGACGCTGCACATTCTGGCGGCGCGGCCAGGCATGGGGAAGTCGGCGCTGGGCTGGCAGGTGGCCATCCATGTCGGGCTCGCATGCCGCGACGGAACGCTGCCCGGCGGCGTGTTCGTGCAGAGCCTGGAGATGGGTGCCGGCGAACTCGGGGAGCGCGCGCTGTCGGCTTTCGGCGCGATTCCCGGCGAGGTGCTGCAGCGCGGCGAACACCAGTTCCACCGATCATCCCTGGCTATGGCGCGCGAGGAATTGGCCGACCTGCCCCTTCTGATCGACGAGACGGCGGCGCTGAACATGCAGCAGATCGCCATGCGCGCGCGGGAGGCGCATCGGAAATTCGGGGGCCTCTCCCTGGTCGTGGTGGATCATCTGCACATCATCGCGCACGACGTCGAGAGCGCGCGCCGCGGCAACGGCGCGACGCAGGCGGTGGGGGAAGTCAGCCGGGGGCTGAAGAAGCTGTCGAAGGATCTCCGGTGTCCCGTCCTGGCGCTGGCGCAGCTGAACCGCGGCGTTGAGCAGCGCGAGGACAAGCGGCCCACGCTTTCGGATCTCCGGCAGTCGGGCGATATCGAGCAGGATGCCGACAGCGTCGTGTTCCTCTACCGGCCAGAATACTCCCTGCCGAAGGATGCGCCGGAGCAGAAGCCGGGCGAGACGCTGGCGACCTGGCAGGCGCGGGTGCGCGACTACGACGAACAGAAGGCGCGGCTGTACGGCAAAGCCGAGGCGATCTTCGAAAAGGTGCGCGGCGGCCGACCGCAGATCGTGCGGCTGAAGTGGGAAGCCGACACGACGCATTTCGTGGATCGGGAGAGCGCGTAGGGCCGCGTTGACGGGGTTCGGGAAGTGCCCGAAAAAGGCCGGCCGGGGAGCGCACCACACGCTCGCCCGGCCCATTGCAGCGAGAGGAGTCGCCACATGCCGACGCATATACTGAAAAACTGTCGCGGTTTCAATGGAACGGCGATGACATCGTGAGCTTCCGCGCGATGATCTGGGCGTGGGAGGTCGATGGCCTCACGTCCACCACGAAGCTGGTGCTGCTGTCCCTGGCCCAGCACGCGAACGAGGACGGTGCGCATGCATTCCCCTCCGTGGCCACCATCGCAGCGGAGTGCCGCCTCTCCGAACGGTCGGTGCAAGGGGCGCTGAAGGCGCTGGAGGCAGAAGGCTACATCACCGTCGTGCGGCGGCTGCGGCAGACCAGCCTGTTCACCCTTCGCATGGACCTGCACGTCGTGGCCAAACGCGGCAAGCGGGAGGAGCGCAAGGGTGCAGGAGATTCACCCTACCCCGCAAATGCTGCGGGGTTGGAGGGTGCAGGAGATTCACCCCCACCCCGCAGCAGCTGCACCCCCACCCCGCAGCAGCTGCACCCTAACCTGTCCCTTAACCAGTCCATGAACCAGCAGCACGCGCGCGAGGAAGCCGACCCGGCTTCTGACTGCGCGGGAGCATTCGACGCGGTGTTCGGCATCCGGCCAGCAGCTGCGCCAGCACCCGGGCCAGTCCGCGACACCGAGCAGCAGCCGCCCCCGCCAGGCTGGAAGGCGCCGCACAACCCTACGCCGCGGCACATCAACTACCCACCGATTCCCCCGGAGCCAGCCGGGGATCCGGTGCGCTGGATGCCGCGCCTGTCGGATCCCGAGCACCGATGGGCCTGCCTCGCGCCCGGCGAGGAAATCGATCCCACCTCCATGCGCGGGGCCCGCAAGCAATGCCGCGGCGGGTGGCGGCTGCGCGAGATCGCCGGGATGGTGGCCGACGCGATCGGCTGGACGGATCCCGGTCGCTACGTCGACTGGCGCCCGCTCTGCGCCTGGCTCGACGACGGCATCGACCCGATCGACACGATCCTGCCGACCATCCGACGCATCGTGGAGCGGCGCGGCAACGTGGAGATCGCCACGCTGGCGTATTTTGACCGTGCCGTCCGTGACGACGGGCCCCGACGCAGGAGGGCTGGATGAGCGACGACGAGCTGGCGCGCGAGTGCGCGCAGGAGTGGGAGCCGGGCGAGACCGGGCCGCCGATCTGGCTGCGCGCCGGGCTGCTGGTGGTGGTGGTGGCCCTGGTGGCTGGCGCGGTGGGCTGCTACCGCCTGATGGCCAGGGACGGCACCGCCCTGTAGGCTGGCCGCGTGGCCGGGCACAGCGGCGTTTGCCGCCTGGCTGGGCCACCGGCCCCGGCTTGGCCCCCAGCCGCCACCAGGCGCCGCCTGGCGGGCGTTGTGGCCGGGGCTGCTACAGGGCGAGCCATGAGAACATGGCGGGGCGGCAGCTATGCCTCGGTGGGGAACCCACCCGTTGCTGTCGCCAGATCCGTCGCGGCGCCCCAGCCGACCAGCTCGGTGCGCCACAGCTCGGTCAGGTCGTAGATCGCCAGCTGCCGGGCCAGCCGCTGGCCGCCCCGGCTCTGCGCCTCGGCGCGGCGCCATGGACCGACGATCAGCCGCAGCGCAGCTAGATCGCGCGCGGGCGTCACCGCGGCGGGTTTTTCGTCGGCGCCGATGAAGCACGGCCGTCGTAGGCGATGCCCAGCGAGCCGTCGGCGTTGATGTACTCGATCACGTAGGGGCGGCCGGCGCAGCTGACGCGATCGCCGACCTCGGGCTTGCGCTGATCCATCTGGGCGCGGGTCAGCGGCGTGGCCCAGAAGCCGGGCTGGTTGCGGCGCCAGGACGACCGGTCAGCCACGATCGCGGTTCTCGATCAGGCGGGCGTTGCGCGGCACCAGTTTCATCTGCTTGGCCTTGCGCCGGCAGGCATCGGAGCACAGCCGCGGCACGTTCACGCCCTCGTCGAGCTGGAGGTATGACCCGTACCACGTCCAGGTCGGGCCCCAGGGCGACTGCTGCTGGCAGGCGCTGCAGGTGTGCAGCCGGGGCCGCTCCCGCAGCACCGGCCCCCGGGCCCGCAGCGCGCGCACGTGGCCTTCCAGCTGGACGGCCGTGCTGACCTTCACCAGCTTGGAGCGGCCGATCCGCCCCCACGACAGGCGCCACCAGCCGGCGGCTTCGTCAGGCTCGAGTACCGGTACCGTCATGCGGCCCTCCTTCCATCCATCCACCAGTCGCACACCATCACCACGCGCGAGCACTGGTCGACGTCGAACATGCCGATGTGGCAGTCGCGGGGCTCGACCCCGAGATGGTCCGAGAGCCACATGTAGGCTTCGCGCCGCTCCATCATGCCGGTGCGCCAGATCGGGTCGAACGCGGCGTGCGCGCGGATCTTGGCCGCACGCAGCGCCTTGTCGGCCAGCCGCCCCTTCGGCCGGAAGGTGCCCTTGTGGCAGCCCACCCAGGCTTCGCAGGGGCGGCACAGCCAGATGCCGCCGAAGTCGCGCCCCTGGCCGTAAACCTCGGTGCTAGGCACCAGCTGCGACGGCTTGTCGCAGTAGGGGCAGATCGGCGCCGGCTGGTGCTTGCGCCGGCGACTCATACCGAGATCCACATGCGACCGGTGCCCTTGCATGCGCGGCACCCGACCGACGCAGGGTGGCCGTCGCCGACGCACCAGCGGCAGGGGATCTGGGCGGCGCCCATATCGACGTCGACGATTGTGAAGCGCCGATACCAGCGGTGACCGAACACGCCGAAGAACACGGTGATGCCGCTCACGCCTGCCGCCGCCGCTCGCGCGCCGCCTGCAGCGCGGTCACTGCCGCGCGCAGCGCGGGGTGCAGCGGATCCGGCGACCGCTGCTCGCGCTCCTGGGCGGTCACAGCCAGGGCGGCCTGCCCGTGCAGCGAGGTGGCGGTCCAGTCGTGCAGCCCCGGGCGGCCGCCGTGCATGGGCGCGTCGGGCAAGCCGCCTTCGACCATCGCGCGGGCGAGCTGGGCGATGCCGCCGGCCTCGAAAGCGCCGCAGCGCATCACCACGACATCCTTGGCGCCGTGGAAAACGTCGACGCGATACGGCTTCACCCTTCCCACTCCTTGGCGCTGGCGATGATGTCGTCGGCCTCGATCTGGGCCCCGGTGCGGGTCATGAAGGTCTTGGCGAGGTTGTAGGTGTTCGGCCGGTCGGCCGCAGCCCACTCCCAGCCGGGCACCTGCAGGATCCACCGCAGCTTGGCCCCGTCCTGCCCGTTGCTGCGCACCGACGCCAGCACGCGATCGCCGCTGACCAGCGCCAGCTTGCCGGGGCTGGCATGCCACACCGGATTCGCCGAGTTCATCACGCGCAAGCGCGCATTCGGCAGCCAGCGCCCGGGCGCAAGGGGGATATCGTTCACGGCTGGTCACTCGGCAGGATGCCCGCCTTGCGCAGCTCGTTGGTGATGGTGTCGGTATCGACTTCTGGGTTTGCATCATGTTCCCAGGTCTCCACCACCGCATCCTTCACCTCGCAGAGCGCGCGCAGCTGCAGCCGCAGCGTGGGCCAGGTCTGGCCGGGCAGGTCCAGCGGCAGGAAGTCGGCCATCTCGTCGCGCGGATGGCCGTAGGCCTCGCTCTCGATCGGGGTGTAGGGCGTGATGCAGCCGCCGGTGGCCGGGCAGACCAGCGTGTACGCGCAGACGCTGCCGCCCTCGTACACGTAGCGGTCGATCGACCGGACCTCCCATATAGAGCCAGCCGGCGTGACGCGCACGCGGCCAGTGTGATCGTCGTCGGGCTCGTCGCGCGTCGATGCGAACAGATCGCCGATGCCATACTTGGCGAAGGGCGTGGGCGCGCCCGGGTCTTCCGTGCTCATGGTGTTCCTCCAGTGTTGGTGGTGGCGCCCGGCGACACCTCGTAGGGCTCCGCGGCAAGGATGGCAGCCCGGATCGTGGCGAGCCGCTCGTCGATGCCATCCTGCATCTCGTCGCCTTCGAAGCCGGCCATGAAGGACTCAGCCAGCTTGAGCGCCTCCAGCAGCGCCGGCGCGGCAGCTGCTGCGCGCGCGTCGTCGGTGCTGGCGCCGATCTGCACGCGCAGGACACCGATGCCAGCCGCGTCGCGGATCCAGCGGCGTCCGTCGAACCGCCAGGGACCAGGGGTGATTGCCATGGTCAGGCGGCCTTCCTGGCCGCGGCCAGGAGCGCATCGATGCGCTTCACCTCGCGATCGGCGGCAATCCAAGCGTCCATGGCCGGCAGGAAGTGCGGCCCGCTGGCCTCCTGGTAGGCGCGCCACGCCGCGCGATAGGCGCGGCGAGCGTTTTCGTATTCGGTGTGCAGAGCGTCCATGGTCAATAGGCCTTGTCGATGGTGAACTGCGCGGTGCGCCAGAGGCGCTCGGTCTCGGCGTCCAGCGCCTTGACCGCGGCGTCGTAGGCGACCTGGGTGATGGTGCCGGCCATCAGCCGGCGATCCAAAGCGTCCATCGCGAGTTCCGCGCGACGCTCGATCTGCGAGGGGGTCAGGTAGGTCATGGGGGCTTCCCGTGCTTGCCCGGCACAATCGCCGCGACAACAGGACAATGCTCGATGTGCGGGTGGATGTCGAGGGGTTTTTAAGCTCCGCGCTTCAGTTTGTAATCGAGGACGCTCTGCCGCGTGATGGCTGCTTGGCGCACCTGGTGAACCCACGCGTCGACCAGGAATCGGTCGGCGGCGCCGTCGCGGTCGAACGCCAGAAAATGCACTGCGCCGTCGCCGCGCAGAGCGTATGCCGCCGGCGCAGCCGCCGTGTCGACGCGCCCGCTGTAGATCGCGGCGATCGCCCGCAGCTGGCGCAGCGGCATGCGACTGGAGAACGGATTAGAGCTCATCGTCGATCGCCTCCTCGGCTTCGTATGCGGGATCGGTCAGCACCTCGGGACGCCAGAGCGCGCGCTTGTCGTCCTCGCACACGGGGCAGATGTAGCAGCAGAAAATGCCGCGGGCGTCGTAGAGCGATCGGCGAGCCCCGCGGTTGCAGACGTGAAAGAAGTCCATGGCTATATCCCCGTGGTCCTGGTGATGACGTCGTGGTTGTCGCCGCCGCAGCGGCACCGCGCTCGATCGCCGATGCCGAGCAGCATCTGCTTCGACTTCTCGCGCAGGTAGCTGTTCAGCGCGCGGCGGTCGGTGGTGTCGATCCCGGCCTTCTCCGCGTCGCGCAGGTGATTGCGACGGATCCTGGCCATGGTCCTGGCGCGCCCGATGCTGCCGTTGATGCCCATCACGCGCACTCCAGCTTGCTGGCGCACTCGGGCCCGATGCCCAGGTCCAGGCTTTCGGGGTGGGTCAGAGCGCGGTGGCAGCGTCCGCAGCGGCCCTCGTGCCGCGCGATGCAATGCGGCGCCGGCTTGTCGGCAGCGGTGTGCTGCCACCAGTAGGCGAAGGCGCGGAACGCCGGGGCTGCCGCGTCGACCCTGCTTTTGCGGGTGGCGCGCGGGCCGCGCTCGTCGAGGACTGCCATGTAGGCGAAGCGGTCGGGCCCGTTGAGGACCGACACGTACCAGAGCGGCTTGTCGGCCTCGGCGCGCTTGACCTGGTAGGTGAAATGCACCCCGGTGCGCTCCGACTGCAGGGTGAGTACCGCCTTGCCGGCCAGCGCGAAGGAGCGCGCGGCCGCCGGCGTGGGGAAGCGGTGAGCCGGTGCCATGTCCATGGCTCAGGCCCTCCCAGCGGTCAGCACCGCCGCGGTCAGCTGGTTGAAGGTGCAGCCGGTGGCCCGCAGGATCTCCTGCTCGGCGGCGAAGCACGCGGCCGAATTCGCGGCCAGGGCGGCGCGGCCGCCGGGGCGGCGCACCATGCGCCGGCGCTGCGCCTCGAGCTGCACCAGGCGGGAGAAAGCGGGGTGGTTGCGGATGGTCTCGGCCATGTGGCCCTCCGTCTCTGCGTCGGCACAATCGCCGTTCGCAGGAGCACTATGCTCAGTCGCACGGATGAAGTCGACGGGTTTTTTAGCTTCCCGCGTCGTTTTCTGGCGAAGCCGCATCGTCGGCCCACGCTCGCACATCGACCGGCGTGATGCCGGGCACGTCCTGCAGCAGCACCAGCAGCTGCAGAAGGGCGACCACCGCGCCTGGGATATCCTGCGTGCCGGCCGCCCAGCGCTGCACCGTGCGCACCTTGGCCGTGTCGCCCAGCGCCACCAGGAGTTCGGAGAACGACGCCACCGACATGTCGAGCAGCGCCAGAGCGTCGCGGAATTCCTCCGCGGTCATGCGGCCATCATCGGTGGGCATGGTGCGCACTCCCTGCACGCGCCGGCGCGGCACCCAGCGCCGAGCCGAAGAACGCGGCGATCTCGCGGTTGACGTCCTGGCGCAGCTTCTCGTCCAGGATCCACAGATGGCCATTGCCGTTCTTGTGCCACTTCACCCGCACCAGGTCCGTGCTGGCTTCCCACTCTTTCCGGCCGATCGCCTCCCATACCTGCTGGACGATTCCCTGCATGTGCTCGGGCGGCTTGCGACCAGACAGGACGTGGAGCACGCGATCGACGTCGCGCAAGTGCTGCGTGCCCCACTCGTCCGTCGACACCCACTCGCCGCCCCCGCTCATCCGCACCACCCGCACGATGCGCTTCACCACCATCCGGGGACCAACGCTGAACCCGTCGTTACTGGCATGCTGGCGCGAGAGGTTGCGGAACGCCTCGACCAGCCCGCGGCGAAAGATGGTCTGCGCGTCGCCGGCCAGGCGCTGGAAGGTTGCCATCACCGTCTCGATGGTGATGGTCGGCGGGTTCTCCAACCCCTTCTCGAAGGCGTCGCGCTCCTGCTTGTCCATCAGGCTCGCCAGGGGCGTGCTGACGAGGAGCGCCCGCCACATGTTGCCGTCGACCGCCGCCAGCTGCTTGGCCATGAACTCGTCCTCGTCGCGCTGGCGCGTCTCCATGTGGATGAAGCGCAGCGCCTCCCAGTGCAGCCCATCGATGTGCTTGGCGCCGACGCAGGCCCGACGATGCGCGGCGACCGCCGCCACCAGGGTGCGAAACCCCTGCAGGTACAGCTCGAGCGCGCGATCGCGATGGCCGATCAGCTCCTCGATGGAGTCCTTACGCACCAGATCCATCATGGCGCGTCTCCCGCCGGCAGCAGCCGCATGGCTTGCACCACCGCGCCGGCCAGCGCCTGGTGTGCGGCGACGCCGTCGCGGTCGGCCTCGGCCTGCAGGAGCGGCAGCCCGGTGGCGATCGAGTGCTCAACCTCCGCCCGCGTCGCCGCGCGCCCCTCGGCCCACCACGCCACCTCTTCGGGTGGGCCCATGTCGAACAGGATCCCGCCGGTCACCTTGGCCACGGTGTAGCTGCGCGTCACGTACAGCGCGGCCGCGCCTGGGTTCCGCAGGATCGGCGTGCCGGCCATGGTGACGCCCTCGGGCAGCCCGGCCTCGCGCCGCACCCGGCGGGGCTGTGTCAGGAAGGGGCAGGCGCGCAGCGCATACTCGGCGCAGTCGCGGTGCATCGGCGGCTCGCTGCTCGCCCGGTTCACGACGCACATGGGCCCGACCACGAAGCACATCATCCGGCCCATCTGCTGACCGCACAGCCAGCAAAGCCGGTGCTTCACGGCGGGTTCCAGCTTGCGCGCGTCGACCACCCGAAAGTCGTAGCGGCCATCCTTCCAGGCCACGAACCAGGGGATCGGCAGGCCGGCCGGCGTGCGCGGCAGGCGGTTGAGGCGCGCCGGGATCACCGGCGGAGGGCGCGAGTTCATGGCGTGCACCTCCCGCGCGCGCAGTCGACCGCGAAGTGGGCCCGCTCCATGACATACCGGTCCTCCAGCGCGTTGTCGGCGCCGCCGTCGTAGGCCAGGATTTCCTCCAGCGAGTCGAGCAGCTGAGGCGCGCATGCCGCCACCGGGTCGGGCGGAAGAGGGGTGCCGCGGAACCAGGAAAAGATGAATTTCCCCACCACCAGCTTTCGCTGCCGCTGAAACGCGGCCCCCTCGGGCGGCATGCCATAGGTCACGTGAAAACAGATCATCGAGGAATGTCCTTCTTCGCGGCGCGCGCTTGGCGCAGGTCGCCGATGGCTTGGGTCAGCATGTCGCGCAGGACCACCTCCTGGACGGCAGCCGGAAGCGTTGCCAGCGAGGGCCCGGACGACAGCACGATGGCGTGGTCGGGGCCATCCGCCACGACCAGGGCGATCTCGCCATACTTGATCGGCCCGACCAGCTGGGCGCGGTCCTCGGGCTTGGTGGCGTGCCGGGTGATGCGCAGGCCGCTCTCCTCCAGCCGGCGCGAAAGCCGCAGCGCGATGGTGCGCCAGTCGTTCAGCTTGACCAGCTCAGGCGCAGCGCCGACGCACTCGGACAACAAGGTTTCCAAGGTCGCAGTGACCGGAATGATGGAAGGGGGTGTCATGGTGGGCTTCCTTCTGAAGCTGGTGGTTCCGCGCATTTCATGCACGCCGCTCCGGCGGCGCGCCCGGTGCGGATGAAACGGGTGTTGCGGTGCTCGTAGGCGCCGCAGGCACACTGCACGACCCAGCGCGCGCCGCCGCCGCCGGTGCCGATCGGCGACAAGCCGACGACGGTCAGCTTGCCGACGCGCCGGCCGGTCAGGTTGTCCTGGCCCAACGACGTGCTGGGCCAGGGGCGGGTGGGCAGCGGGGTGGCGCTGTGCACGAAGCGCGGGTCGCCCCAGGCGCCCTTGCGGGATCCCGGGGCGGTCACGGCGGCAGCTCGGCGGCGGTCAGCGGCGGCACGTCGTCGATCGAGTCGCAGCCGTCGCCGATACCGAGCATCGCCTGCACCAGGGGCGGCATCGCGTTCTGCTGCTCGGCCAGCACCACCTTGCACCAGTAGCGCCCGTCGAGCCGCAGCAAGCCGGGGCAGGGGGCCGCCTGGTTCTTGCCGTAGATCAGCAACCCGACCTCGCACACCTCGCGGATGCAGCACAGGCCGCAGCCGTTGCAGGGGCTACCCTCGGCAGGCTTGGGGAGGGGCGTCATGCCCGCTTGCCCCGCGCCTGGGCGGCAAGGTGCGCCTCCCGCGCCGCCTGGGCCTCCAGCACCGTGGGCGGCCGCGTGGCGCCGCGCCAGCGGATAGCGCAGCTGGCGTGCTGGGTGCGCCACTTCGGGCCCGCGCCGCGGTTCTTCTCGAAGTGCCCGTCGCCAGCCTCGACCCTGGTGTTGCACCGGTAGCAGGTGCCGGGATGCTTGTTCCTCACCGCACCGCTCTCCAGCCGAAGATGGCGGCGAAGATCTCCGGGGGGCCGTAGGTCGACCAGCACCCGTACTTGCCCGACCCCTTAGCGTCCCAGATGGCGCAGTCGTGCTCGCCCACCCGAAAGAGCCACTCCTGGTCGGACTTGCCCTCGACGGTGTGGCGGGCGGGCGGGAAGCCAAGCCGCTCGGTGATATTGCCTTCGCCGGTGTGCGACAGCGAGCCGGTGCGGTGGCGGGGCATGGGCGCGTCGGGATCCAGCCGGGTGATCACGACGCAGGTGGTGGCGGCGGCGCTCACGGCTCGCGCCCCATCTGCGCCAGCTGCAGGCTGCGCCGGTCGAAGGCGCGGTGCTGGCGTGCCGGCGGCATGCTGCGCACGAAGCCGCGCACGGCGCGGCACAGCAGCCGGGCCAGGGGCAGGCTTTTGGTCTGCAGCTCGTCGGTGCCGAGCAGCCCGTGGACCTCGACGCCGTAGCCGACCTGGCGGCAGCCCACCACGCGCACCAGGCGCGCCAGGGTGGCCGCTGGCAGGGGTTTGGGGGTGCGGCGCGCCATCTACGCGCCCTCCCGGCTGGACGCTGCCGTGGGCGCCCTGGGGCGCGGCGAGGGCGCGCGACCGGGCAGCGGCTTGGGCGGCGGCGGCCGGAAGGCAGCGAGCAGCAGTGCGGGGCGGTCCCGGCGCATGGCGCGACGCAGCCAGTCCATGGCTTCGGCGACGCCGGGCGAGTTCGTGATGGTGGTGCTCATGGGGATGGTCCTTTGCGGGGGCGGCACCATTGCCGCCCCTGTGCGAGTTCAGGCTCAGACTTCGACCACCTCGCGATCGTCGACCGCATCGACCTCCTCGGCGGCGGTGCCGGTCGCCATCTCCGTGGCGATGCCCAGGGCGCGGCGCTTCAGGGCGTCGCCGGGTCCGAACCATGCGCTGTCCAGCCGGCGGTCCTGGGTCTTGGTCTTCTTCTCGTGGTCGACGTGCTGCGTCACCGCGTTGAGCCAGCCCCAGGCGGTGCCGCTGGCCCCGCGCATGTCCGCGCCGATCAGCCCGATGCCGGCGGCGAGATCCCGCACCGTCTGCACGTTGCGCGCGCGGGCCGCCTTCTCGCGCTCGGCTGCCGTCATGGTGTCGAGGTCGGGGTTGAAGAGGCGCAGCGTGGCGTCCGCGGCGTCGAGGGTGGTGATCGGCTTGGCGGCCAGCTTGCGCAGCATGTCCATGGCCTCGCTGAAGCCGCCGATCAGGGTGTCGCGCTTCAGGCCCAACTCAGCCTTCGCCGTCTCGGGGTTGAAGGTGGTGCTGTGCGGCAGGCTGTACCCCGGCTTGCCGTTGATCGCGATGCTGAGCGTGTTGTTGCAGACCACCCGGATGGTCGTGAACCGCGCTGTGGTCGCCAGGGTGCCGTCCGCGCTCGTGCTGAGCAGCAGGTACCCCCCGACCTTGTCCTCGGGGTCCACCATGGCCACGTCACCCGTCACCCGCGCCAGCGCCCAGAAGCGGCGCCCCTGGAAGAGGCAGCCCGCAGTCTCCAGCGTGAACCCCATGCCGCTGGTGAGGTCGCGGAAGAATTCGAGCACCTCCTTCGGCTGGACGGTGCAGTAGCTGCTGCTCACCACCCCGAGCGGCATCTTCGTGTCGCTGCGGAAGAGGACGTGCTTGTCGTTCCAGACACGCTCGCCGGTGCCGTCCTGCTCGACCGCGAACCGCACGCGGCTGCGCAGGATCTCCCAATCCATGATGGCGTTCTTCTGCCAGGTCTCGATCGTGGCGTTCTCGTCGAGGCGGTTGCCCAGGGTGTGCCAGGGCGTCTTGCCGACGTACGCCATCGCGGCGCGGCCGGTGGAGGTGTCGATCTCGTGAGCCATGCGGGTCATCCTGTCTGCGCCCGGCACAATTGCCGCGGCGAGGGCGACCATCGCACCATGGACGAATGAAGTCGACAGGTTTTATAGGTAGCCACGTCGAATTCTGCAGGGAGATACCATGGCACGCGCCGCTCGTTCCGCTGCCGCCCGATCGCAATGGGCGGCACGAGCCATTCAGCAGGTCGCCACGGCCGATCTGCTGCCCTATGCCGCCAATGCGCGCACGCACTCCGATGCGCAGGTCGAACAGATCGCCGCGTCCATTCGGGAATTCGGGTTTGTGAACCCCGTCCTGGTGGACGAGCACGGCGAGATCATTGCCGGCCACGGCCGCACGCTGGCGGCCAAGCTGCTCGGTCTGGACCGTGTGCCGGTGATCCGACGCGAGGGGCTGTCCGACGCACAGAAGCGCGCGCTGCGGTTGGCTGACAACAAGATCGCTCTCAACTCGGGATGGGACGAGGCGCTGCTCGCCGCGGAGTTGTCGGTGCTGGCCGACATGGACTTCGACATCAACCTGACCGGCTTCGACACCGCGGAGATCGACGCGCTCTTGGCCGGTGCCGCGCCCGAGCCACCGCCGGCCAGTGGCAACACGGATCCCGATGCTGACGATCCCGACGACGCAGACGTCGAGCCGCCGCGGCAGCGCGTCACCCGCACGGGCGACATGTGGCTGCTTGGCCCCCACCGGCTGCTGTGCGGCAACAGCACCAGCGCGGAGGACATGGCGCGGCTATGCGCCGGCACGCCGCCCGCGCTGCTGTTCACCAGCCCGCCCTATGGCCAGCAGCGGAACTACACGACCGGCGGCATCGGGGACTGGGACAAGCTGATGCAGGGCGTGTTCGCCGCGGCCGCGCCCGTCCTGGCGCCGGCGGTGCAGATCCTGGTGAACCTGGGCATGATCCACAGGGACAGCGAATGGTTGCCATATTGGGATGGCTGGCTGGAGTGGATGCGCGCGCAGCGCTGGCGTCGCTTCGGCCTCTACGTGTGGGACCAGGGCCCCGGCATGCCCGGTGACTGGAATGGTCGCTTTGGACCCGCGTTCGAGCTTATCTTCCACTTCAATCGCGAACCACGCAGGCCGAACAAGATCCAGCCGAACAAGATGGCTGGCGGTGAGCGTGGCGGTGGCCAGGGCATGCGCTCACCGGACGGGACCGTTGGCACGTGGACTGGTGACGGATCCGTGCAGGAGTTCCGTATCCCGGACGCGATCGTGCGCGTGATGCGCGCTCACCCTGGCAATCGCGTGGCGTCTGGTGCTGGCCATCCTGCCATCTTCCCTGTGCGCTTGCCGGAGCATTTCATGCTGGCGTTTACAGACGCGGGCGAGTGCGTGCTGGAGCCGTTCAACGGTTCCGGCACCAGCATCATCGCGGCGCAGCGCGCCGGCCGCGTCTCTCGCGCCATGGAGATGGCGCCCGAATACGTGGACCTGGCGATCGCGCGCTGGTCCCTGCTGCACCCCGATATCCCTGTGACCCTGGAAGGCGACGGCCGCACCTATGCCGTCATCGCTGAAGAGCGCGCAGAGCGCGCCGCGGAGGAACGAGCCAATGGCTGATCTCGTCGTCGTGCTGGAGCCGACCGCCAACCTCGTGCCCTACGCCGGCAACGCCAGGCTGCACTCGGACGCGCAAGTGGCGCAGATTGCCGCATCGATCAACGAGTTCGGCTTCAACGTGCCGGTGCTGGTGGACGCGAAAGGCTCCATCGTGGCGGGCCACGGCCGCGTGCTGGCCGCCCAGCGCCTGGGGATGGAACAGGTGCCCGTCATCCGCCTGGGCCACCTTACAGCCGCCCAGGTGCGGGCCTACCGCATCGCCGACAACCAGATCGCGCTGAACAGCACCTGGGACGAGAGTGTTCTGGCTGCCGAGTTGCGCGCGCTGGCCGGCGACGACTTCAACCTGTCCCTGCTCGGCTTCGACGACTCGTCGATCCAGGCGCTGCTGGCCCTGCCGCCGGCCGGGGGCACCGGGGATCCCGACGCCGACGCGCCCGAGGCGCCGGCCAACCCGGTCAGCCGCCTGGGCGACACCTGGCTGCTGGGCGCGCATCGGCTGCGCTGCGGCGACAGCACCAACGCGGAGGACGTGGCCGCGCTGCTCGCCGGCGCCACCCCGCATCTCATGGTGACGGATCCGCCCTACGGCGTGAAATACGACGCGGCCTGGCGGCAGCGTGCGGGGGTGGGGGGCGCGGGCTCTGCCACAGGGAGAGTTCTCAACGACGACAAATCGGATTGGCGTGAAGCATGGGCGCTTTTCCCTGGCGAAGTCGCTTACGTCTGGCATGCCGACCGGCATGCCAGATCAGTCGTTGAAAGCCTGGAAGCAGAAGGGTTCGACCTGCGCGCCCAGATCATCTGGGCCAAAAGCACTGCTGCGATCGGGCGCGGTCACTATCATTTCCAGCATGAGCCGTGCTGGTACGCGGTGCGCAAGGGCGGCACCGGGCACTGGGCCGGCGACCGCAAGCAGACGACGCTCTGGGAGATCGATCGCCCCCGGAAATCCGAAACCGGCCACAGCACTCAGAAGCCGGTCGAGTGCATGCAGCGGCCGATCGAGAACAACAGCAAGCCGGGCGACCAGGTGTACGAGCCGTTCAGCGGATCCGGCACCACCATCATCGCCGGCCAGGTGACCGGGCGCCGCGTGCTCGCCATGGAGCTGTCGCCGGCCTATGTCGACGTCGCCGTGCAGCGGTGGGAGGCATACACCGGCCAGCGCGCGATCCTGGAAGGCGACGGGCGCGAGCACGCCGCGATCGCCGAGGACCGCGCAGGCGACGGGGATGCGTCCAATGCCGCGTGAGATCGAGGTCGAAGTCGTGCCGCTGGCGCAGCTGGCGCCGTACGCCGGCAACGCTCGCACCCATTCGGATCAGCAGGTGAAGCAGATTGCCGCATCCATCGCCGAATTCGGCTTCGTGAACCCGGTCCTGATCGATGCCGCCGGGGTGCTGGTGGCGGGCCATGGGCGCCTGATGGCGGCCAAGCAGCTGAAGATGACGACAGTCCCGGCCATTCGGCTGGGCCACCTCACGCCGGCGGCAGCGCGTGCGCTGCGCATCGCCGACAACCAGATCGCGCTGAATTCGTCGTGGGATGATGTACTGCTTGCCGCCGATCTGGCGCGCCTGCTCGACGACGGCTTTGACATGGGCAGGCTCGGCTTCAATCACGCCGTATTTGAGGCTGCGCGCAATGGCGTCGACGAGGATGCCGCAGCGCCAGAGCCGCCCACCGTCCCGGTGTCGCGCTGTGGCGACCTGTGGCTGCTCGGCCGGCATCGTTTGCGCTGCGGCAGCAGCACCGACGCCACCGACGTCGCCGCCCTGCTCGATGGCGCATGCCCCCACCTGATGGTGACGGATCCACCCTACGGGGTGAAATACGACCCGGCATGGCGCACGCGAGCCGGCGTCAGCGATTCCGCCCGCATGGGCGTCGTGCTGAACGACGACATCGCAGACTGGCGCGAGGCATGGGCGCTGTTTCCAGGGGACGTGGCCTATGTCTGGTACGGCTCGATTTACGCAGGCGTCGTGGTGGGCAGCCTTGCCGCATGCGGCTTCGACCTGCGCTCGCAGATCGTCTGGGCGAAGAAGTCGCTGGTAATGGGAAGAGGGCACTACCACTGGCAGCATGAAACCTGCTGCTACGCGGTGCGCCGCGGCCGCCGCGAGCACTGGCACGGACCTAGGAAAGAAACGACGCTGTGGCACATTGCCACCCAGGCTGACGCTGTCGCTGACGCAGCCACGATCCACAGCACGCAGAAACCAGTCGAGTGTATGCGTCGGCCGATGGAGAACAGCAGCAAACCGAACGACCAGGTCTACGAGCCATTCAGCGGATCGGGCAGCACACTCATCGCGGGCGAGATGGCTGAACGCCAAGTCTTCGCCATGGAGCTGAACCCCGCCTATGTCGACGTCGCTGTGCGCCGATGGCAGCGATTCACCGGGCTGGTGGCCACGCTGGCGGGCGACGGTGGCACCCTGGACGAAGTCGCCGCCGCCAGGGGCATCCCGGCGGCCGCGTGAAGCGCAACCCTACGATCGGGTCGTATGGTTCAAAGCATCCCCTTGTCGCGGGCCTCGTCCAGCCATGCGCTCAGCACCGCGCGCGCCAGAGCGACGTCCGACAAGCTTTCCACCATCGGCAGCGTGTTGCCCTCCACGCGGAGAAACTCGCCGTAGCACCATGCGCGCTGGCTCGGTGTCATGGGCGTCTTCACCGCACCAGCCAGGATGGCGCGCAGCACGCGCTCGTCATCACCGCACCGACAGTTCTCGTCGACGCGGCTGAACATGCAGCATGGCGCTGCGGGCCAGGGATCCTTGTGCATCTGGCTCATGCTGACCTCCGCGCATCGGCGGCACGCCCCGCCCCCACCTTCGCCAGAAAATCGTCGCACCACCGCGGCCAGTTGACGTCCGGGCGCCGTGTCGCCGCGGGCTGGTGGTGACACGCCAGATCAGCCGGCCGCACGATGCGGAAACCGTTGTCGCGGATGTCCATCAGCATGCGGCCGAGCCAGTTCTGGCCCTCGCCATCGACCAGCCCCCACACCGTGTCGCCCCAGGTGTTCCCTTCCTGGATCTCGC